TGCGGAACCGAACGATGACATAGCAGATTATTATCTCGAAGCAATCGATACTCTTTCACAAAAAGAGGAAGAGGAAGCAGAAATGAATCTTGAAGAAGAATACATTGATGAGGAAACAACAATGGCTCTATATGAAAAGTTTGCAAACACAAGTATTACGGTGCACTGATGGCAAAAAAGAAATCACAGCACTATGTAAATAATAAAGAGTTCCTTGCGGCAATGGTCGACTTTAGGGAACAGGTTGCAGCAGCTAAAGCAGAAGGAAAGGAACGGCCTCCTGTTAGTCACTACATTGGTGAATGCATTATGAAGATCGCAGTTCACCTATCGCATAAACCTAACTTCATAAACTATTCGTTTAAGGAAGAGATGATCTCGGATGGAATCGAGAACTGTCTGCAGTATATCGATAACTTCAATCCAGAAAAATCTCAGAATCCATTCGCTTATTTCACTCAGATTATATACTATGCATTCCTTCGTCGTATTCAGAAAGAAAAGAAACAGATGTACACAAAGTACAAACTGATGGGCGAGATGGAAGTAATGAACCTTACGAGCGATTCACAGGGGCACGATGCGAGTTATGTTCCGCAAGGTAAAATGAGCGAGTGGAGTAAGGACCACGTCGGAACGTTTATTGAAAACTTTGAAGAAAGCAAGAGACGGAAAAAGAATAAGAATACAACTGCCGTTGATGTACTTATTGGTGATGAATGAAAGCAGCGATTATAACTGATACGCACTTCGGTGCAAGGAACGATAGTAAGGTATTCCTACAGTACTTTGGTAAATTTTATAAGAACGTCTTCTTTCCATATCTGGAAGAACACGGCATCAAGACGATATTTCATCTTGGAGATATTGTTGATAGACGTAAGTTTATCAACTATGTAACACTGCGAGAGTTCAAGGATATCTTTGTTCAGCCATGTATAGATCGTGGCATAAAGGTACACGCTATCGTAGGCAACCATGATATCCCTTATCGTAATACGAACGAGGTCAATGCGCTCAACGAAATCTTTGGAGATAAGCACCACCTCATCAGCATCTATTCATCTCCGCAGAATGTAACGTTTAACTCCTGTGATATCGCAATGTTGCCTTGGATCAATAATTCAAACTATGCGGAGTCGATGCAGTTCGTAAAGAACACCAAGGCACAGGTCCTCTTTGGTCATCTTGAGATCAAAGGCTTCGAGAAGTATCGTGGTATGCCAAATCCACACGGGTTAGAAACCGCTCTCTTCGAAAAGTTCGACATGGTATGCTCTGGCCATTTTCATCACAGATCGAATCGTGGAAACATTCACTATCTCGGTAATCCATACGAAATGTTTTGGAATGATTATAATGATCAGCGTGGATTTCATGTGTTTGATTCTGAGAAAAGAGAGTTGACATTCTTACAAAATCCATATAGAATATTCAATAAGATTTGGTATGATGATACTGAAATGCAACTTGAAGAGTTTATAGGGAGCTTTGACTTTGATTCATATAAAGATACCTACGTTAAGGTTATCATTCAGAACAAGACCAATCCGTACTGGTTCGATATTGTATTGGATAATCTATACAAAGCAAACCCTGCAAACGTTTCTATCGTTGACGATAACAAGAATGCAGATCTACAGAGTGAAGAAGAAATTATTAGCGAGGCGGAAGATACGTTGACATCGTTATATAAGTATGTAGATCAACTAAACACAAACGTAGATAAATCAAAGCTTAACCAGCTGTTTGCTAATCTATACACTGAGGCACAGAACCTGGAAGTTTAATGATACGATTTCATAATGTTCGGTGGCAGAACTTTCTGTCGTCCGGAAATGCTTGGACTGAAATAGAATTAGACAGGAGTCCGAATACTCTTGTCATAGGTGAAAACGGAGCTGGTAAGTCAACCATGCTCGATGCTTTGTGCTTTTCTCTGTTCGGTAAGCCGTTCCGAAAGATCAATATTCCACAACTCGTTAACTCAGTCAATCAAAAGGGACTGCAGTGCGAGGTCAACTTTACAATTGGATCGTCCAAGTATCAAGTCATACGTGGTGAAAAGCCAAAGAAGTTTGAGATATACAAGGACGGTAACCTTCTCAACCAAGTTGCTTCTCGTCGTGAGTATCAGACTCATTTAGAACAGAACATACTTAAGCTCAACTATAACTCCTTTACACAGATCGTCATACTCGGATCTTCAACATTCGTTCCGTTTATGCAGCTTCCTGCTCACTTACGTCGTGATATCATCGAGGATCTACTCGACATCAAGATATTCACGACGATGAATGCTCTACTAAAGGAACGCCTTGCGGATAACAAGCTTAAGGTTACTGACGTAAAGAATGCGTTACTCGTTGAGGATGAAAAGTTAAACGTACACGAAAACTATATCCATGAGATAGAGACAAAGAATCGTGAACGCATTGCCAACTTAATGTCAGAGATTGAAAAATCAGAATCGTCTATCAGTCGACTTGAGATCTCCATTGAGTCGAGTAACACAAAGATCAAAGAGTTGCAGGAATCTATTACCGACGAAGAATCGGTGCATAAGAAGTTACAAGATATACTGAAGATCGAGTCGAAGTTTGACGATAAGACCAAGAAGTATAATCGTGAAATCAAGTTCTTCCAAGATAACGATCATTGCCCTACCTGTGATCAGGATATTGATGCAACCATTAAGAATGCAAAGATTGAACATGGTAAGCATAAGGTTCAAGAGGTTGCAGCTGCTCTTGATAAATTACAGGCTGAACTCGATAAAGAAAACCAGCGTCTCCTCGATATCGGTGAAGTAAATAAGGAGATTCAAGAGTACCTTACAAAGGTAACCGACGACAATAATCAAATCTCTTCTCTGAACCAATACATAAAACAGATCAGAGGAAGTATAGATACTGAGGTATCCGACGGCGCAGATCTTAAGACTGAAAACAAGAAACTCAAAGATATGAAGAAGGCTATAGCTGCTCTTGAGAAAAAGAGAAAGGAACATATCAACGAAAAAGAGTTACTTGATGTTGCATACGAAATGTTACGTGACAAAGGAATCAAGACGCAGATCGTACGTCAGTATATACCGGTAATGAATAAGCTAGTCAATAAATACCTGGCGGCGATGGAGTTCTTTGTGAGCTTCGAGCTCGATGAAAACTTCGAAGAAACCATTAAGTCAAGACATAGGGATAAGTTCAGTTACTCTTCGTTTAGTGAAGGTGAAAAGATGCGTATCGATCTTTCACTTCTTCTTACGTGGAGATCCATTGCAAAGATGAAGAACTCAACAAACACCAACCTCTTAATTCTGGATGAAGTATTCGATGCTTCACTGGATTCAAACGGGTGTGATGAGTTTCTCAAATTGCTAAATGAGTTAGGACAGGATACTAACATATTCGTAATAAGTCATAAGGGTGATATCTTACAGGATAAGTTTCGCTCTGTGATTCGGTTTGAAAAACATAAAAACTTCAGTAGGATTGCGTAATGATTTTACATAAAGCTGACCCGGATCGAGCATACTTAATAGAGGACGACCCAGTGCGACCTAACATTAGTTATGCATTTCGCGTATCAAATAACAAAGACTTCTTTGTGTACGAGAATGAATTTACAGGTGACGCCGCGGCTTGTATATGTGTATCATATAATGATAAGATTCCAACAACGATGCGAGAACTCGTTGAGTTTCCAGACTTTACCGATCCTCCTCGTATTGCTGTGTTCTATACTGTTTGGTCCTATCAAAAGGGAGCAGGAAGAGACATCGTATTCAAGACGGTGGATTGGATCAAGGAGAACAAACCAAGCATACTTAGGTTCGTAACTCTTTCTCCAAAGACTAAGATGGCAGAACGCTTCCATCTACGAAACGGCGCAGTTCTTTTATCTGAGAACGCTGAAAGCAATAACTTTGAATATAGGGATGTATGATGGGCGTATACACACTAATTGATAATGCAGATCCGATCCTCAAGGAAAAGACGGAAGCATTTAACTTTGATGATCCACAGGTTCCACCTGAGCAGCTTGCAACCATGCTTGCCGAAACAATGATGCTCGAGAACGGAATCGGTCTTGCCGCTCCTCAGGTCGGTATGAACCTATCGGTATTCGTAATCGGTGATCCAACGAATAAAGAATCAATCATCGCAATGTTCAATCCAAAAATTGTTGACACCTTTGGAGAGATGGTGTACTATACTGAAGGATGCTTAAGCTTTCCAGGATTGTATGTGAAGGTGAAACGTCCAGCTGGAGTACGAATACGGTTTACAGATATGAACGGAGAAACAACAACCACCAAGTACAGCGGTATGACCGCAAGATCGATACAGCACGAGTACGATCACCTTGATGGTATTCTCTTTCAGAGACGTGCAAATCGTACTCACCTGGAAAAGGCCAGGAAGGATTATAAGATGATGATGCGAAGAAGGAAGAAGGCGAATGGAAATAGCAACTGAAGATACTATGTTCACCTACCTCGAAGGACTACGTCAGTCGGGTGTAACGA